ATTAGTAAAGGAAAAGAATTAAATCCTAAGACAAACCGTTGTGTAAAATTATGTGATAAGGGTAAAATTAGAAATGAAAAATTTGTATGTGTATCTGATAAAACAAAGCAGAATAAATAATTCAGTAATGTTTTAACATCACTTACAAAGCAGTAAAATAAATGTATTTATAATTTATTCAATAAATACATTTTAGCATTGTATTTACAAATAATAATTTAGGGAATATACTATTAAGAAAAAATAATTAATTCGTATTTTTCTGAAATTATTTTCTTAACCTATTGTATAACTACAGACAAATGGCTGGAGGACTTATGCAACTTGTCGCCTACGGCGCCCAAGACGTTTTCCTTACTGGAACCCCCGAGATTACCTTCTGGAAGGTGTCTTACAGACGCCACACTAACTTCGCTATGGAGTCTATTGAGCAGACATTCTCTGGTCAGGCCGACTTCGGACGCCGCGTAACATGCACAATCAGCCGCAATGGTGATCTTGCATACCGCACCTATCTTCAGGTCACTCTTCCTCAGATTGATCAGGACATGAACTCCTCTGGTGATGTCTATGCCCGTTGGTTGGACTTCATTGGTGAGCAGCTCGTAGCCCAGGTTGAGGTTGAGATCGGAGGACAGCGCATCGACCGCCAATACGGTGATTGGATGCACATCTGGAACCAGCTCACCCTTTCCAAGGAGCAACAGGCTGGCTACCACAAGATGATTGGTAACACCACTGCCCTTACCTATATCACTGACCCCAACTTTGCTAACGTATCTGGACCCTGTGCTTCTGCCGGAGGACCTAACCAGGTATGTGCTCCCCGCAATGCTCTTCCTGAGACTACTCTCTATGTACCTCTTCAGTTCTGGTTCTGCCGCAACCCCGGACTTGCCCTCCCCCTTATTGCTCTTCAATACCACGAGGTAAAGATCAACATTGATTTCCGCCCCATTGGTGAGTGCCTCTGGGCTGTAAAGGAGCTTGAGGCTAGTGCAGGAACTGTCTCTGTAAGTGCTGCTTACCAGCAATCTCTTGTAGCTGCTTCTCTCTATGTTGATTACATCTTCCTTGACACTGATGAGCGCCGCAAGATGGCACAGAACCCTCATGAGTACCTCATTGAGCAGGTTCAATTCACTGGTGATGAGTCTGTTGGTTCCTCTTCCAACAAGATCAAGCTTAACTTCAACCACCCTTGCAAGGAGCTTGTTTGGGTAGTACAGCCTGATGCCAACGTTGATTACTGCGCATCTCTTGAGGGTGGTGAGACACTCTACAAGACCCTTGGTGCCCAGCCTTTCAACTACACTGATGCCATTGATGCTCTCCCCAACGCCATCCACGCTTTCGGTGGTGTAACACAGACATCTGGTGCTGAAGCCTTCATCGCCGATGATGTATTCCAGATGAAGAACGCCGCTGATATCAGCGCCACCGACGGTACTGGATCTGCTGTATCTGATGCCGGTACATTCGTACTTGCCGAGACTGCCCTTGACATGCACTGCTGGGGTGAGAACCCCGTCGTTACCGCTAAGCTCCAGCTTAACGGACAGGACCGCTTCTCCGAGCGTGAGGGATCCTACTTCGACGTTGTCCAACCCTACCAACACCACACCCGTGCCCCTGATGCCGGTATTAACGTATATTCTTTTGCTCTCCGCCCTGAGGAGCACCAGCCCTCTGGCAGCTGCAACTTCTCCAGAATTGACAACGCTGTCCTCCAGCTTGTTCTTTCTTCCAACACAGTTGCTGGCGTACATACCGCCAAGGTACGTGTCTATGCCGTCAATTACAACGTACTCCGTGTAATGTCTGGTATGGCTGGACCTGCTTACAGCAACTAAGCATTTTAATATATTAATAATTATTATTACTTGTAAAATATTAAATAAATAAATATTTGATTCTCATATCAAATATTTATAGATGAGTACATGAAGCATTACCTAAAAAGAAAAGATAAAAGCTAAATTTATTACCTAATTGATTTGATTTGTATAAATAATAATCTACTATTCCTGCACTAAGTATAAAGGGTAATGTATATAACACAGCTTTTTCTCCATTCAATATTCTTTTATTCAAATCTTGTTTAATATGACCTCTATTAAAATAATACAAACGTTGTGTATTTGTAACGTATAAGATAAATAACATGAAAAAGAATATACTATTCCATAGGATTCTTGTTTTAGAGGATATTAAGAACAAAGCATATATACCCAAAGCATAAAGCATACTATCTAAACAGTTTCCATTTGACCAATCAACACTATGTTTGTCTTCTTCTTTTTTATCAAAGGACCATCCTCCTTCTAACATAATAAACATAAAAATTAAGCCAATACCTATTACATGTTTTCCATATATATTATTACTTAAAAATCTTTGAGTACTACATGAAAAAATTTGTGTAGCATAGCCACCGGCTATTACTAAAAATGCTACAAACATAAACGAAATTTTGGAAATATTATTAGTTAATTTCTCTCCTTCTAAAGTGTCGATAAATTTAACTGTTTCTTTTTCTTCATATTCTGCTAGATTTGACATTATATAATAATAATATATAATATTTAATAAAAGTAGCATAAATAAATACATATTATTAGAACAATGGCAGTATATTGTTCTACATCATTACAAACACAAAATGACCTATTAATGACAAATTTAACTGAATTTTACAAACAAGAAGAACATGTTGAAACAATGATGAGTGTTATTAATGGAGAATCGAAAATATCTTTAAGAATAGTAGATTGGTTTGTAACTAATTACGCAAAAAAAAACTATACTGTATATGATTTACCTATAAATAAAGGTAATACAGTAATCAAAACTCGATTCAAAGTATATAATGATTACAAATTAAAATTAAAAGCTTATTCAAAAAAACGTTTCGATCCTTTTTGTAGATGGGAGAGAATTACTATTCCTTTTAATCAAAAGCATATGGAAACTACTATAGGACAATTGAATTTTTTTAAGTGGGCTTTAGAAAATAAAGTAATTGATTACATTGAACAAAACTATCAGACTATTGAAAACGATATGAATAATCGTAATAGTTCATCAAAAAAACGCGCTCCTACTGATAACAATGATAACTCTAAAACAAGAAAAAAAAGAGAAGAATTATCGGTATCTGCTTGTAAATGCATCAAAAAGGAAAAAGTAAAAATTGTAGTAAAATTTGATCTTTAAGTGTTTTCTGAATAACTTTCTATAATAAAAAAATCATTTTTTATTATAAGTATCTACCTTATCTAGTTGTTAAGTTATAAAGTTGTAATAAATTTAAATATTGATTTCAACCATACATTTCCTTGGTCGTCTAGATCATTTTCATCGTATGTAACATCTTCATTTGTATTTATACGAATTACCGGTATATTATCTTTATTATCAACTAACCATACATCATGATAATCCTTACATTTTTGTATATATCCTATCTCTATTCCACCCTCACCATTTCTATCTCTTTTATTGATGCGTTCCATACATACTGAAGGACTTGAATCAATATAAACGACTCCATCGATTTGCACATCATCCTTACAATTTTCGTAGAAATGCTCGTAAATTTTATATTGTATATCTTCTATTTTACCATCATCTTTTAACATTTTTGCAAAAATATTATTATCTGCTTCCAACGATCTTTCACAAATAATGTATTTACAGGTGGGATTGTTTTCAATAGCTTTTTTGATACTAGCTGAACGAGTTGCAAAAGCCATTACTTGAAATGGAAAAGCATATTTATCACTATTTTCATAAAATTTTTCTAATATAGTTGTACCGTTTTCATCTTTTATAGTGCTCCATATATCTACAGGTTCCCTTAAAAATACAATATCTGCGTTATCCTTGTAACGCTTTTCTAAATTATCAATTATGGTTGTTTTACCAGATCCAATGTTACCTTCGATGGAAATAATAGTTGGTCGATTCATTATATATTTATTATATACTAAATATTGTTTTGATGAACTAAACTATTGGTATATCAATTTTATATAGTTAAATCTACATAATACGACCAGTAAAAGCACGTATAGGTTTATATTTTAGAATATCTAATGTATAACTATTTGTGGAAAACTCATCTGTTCCATAAATATCTTGTAATGTAAGCCATTCAAATAAACCTCCTGGATATAAATAAACATATTTAAAACCCAATTTTATAATTTGAAAGTATTTATTTTCACTGCTAATATCATTACAATTTTTTCCATAAATGATAATATGCTTTGAATTATATTGATAGTTAGTTAATAAGTTATTAATAATAGTTTCTTCTTCATTATAATCTAGAGTGTTTTTAATTAAACACTTTTGATCATTTATGGGTAATGTATTAATAATGATGTATTGTTCTGGATGTAAAATTGCATATTGTAAATCTTCAAACGATACCTTATTAATAGAATTTGATGAAAAAAAAGAGAACATTCTAATTTTATAACAAATTTACGTTATATATTGTTTTTATTACCAATGATATAAAAATTGATTAAAATATAAATAATTATTTCAAAGTAATTATACTATTATTATAAATTATAACAATGGATCTTAATCAATACAAGTTATCTAAGACTGAATGGGAAACTATAGAAATCCCGGTTTCTTCTGATGAAAAGGAAATTCTGAATATGATTATTGAGGGTTTTCATGAACCAAATATAAAAAAAAATAAAACAAAAACATTTTTATCATATACAAAAGTTGAAAAAACGCCAGAAATAGATTATTTTATATTTCAAACTTATTTCGAAAGCAGCGTAAATAAAACTATTCATAAATATGGTAAGGGGACACCTATGGGCAATCTAGCTACTTTACGCTTCTTAGAAGGCTCTGCGTTGAAATCATTGAAAAGTGGTGATTCTATTCGTATTAAAAACTCCGAAGAAACCATAAAAAATAATAAACAAATGATTTTCGAATATATTTTATTGGATATGTTTCATAATCTATTAAAATCTATTTATACAAAAAAGAAAAAATACGCTTTTTACTTATATACTTTGATGCAAATTAGAAACACATCTATTGCTGACATTAATAATATTTTATTAAAGTACATTGATTCATGTATTGAATGGTGCAATAAATTTACAAAAATAAACGAAATAATATCAAATGCATATCAATTCATTGAACAGAATAAATATTTAATTCAGTATGAAGATAGAGAATTATACCCTCATCAGAAACAATTATTTCGCATTACAAATAATAATGAAAACCCCAAGCTAATTCTATACACTGCTCCTACTGGTACAGGAAAAACTCTTTCTCCGATTGGATTATCAGAAAAGAAAAGAATTATATTTGTTTGTGTAGCTAGACACATCGGTTTAGCATTAGCAAAAAGTGCTATTTCGGTTAATAAGAAAGTAGCGTTTGCATTTGGTTGTGAAACTGCTTCTGATATAAGATTGCATTATTATGCAGCGGTTGATTATACTATAAATAAACGTTCAGGTGGTATTGGAAAAGTAGATAACTCTGTAGGAGATAACGTTGAGATTATGATTTGTGATGTTCAATCTTATTTAACTGCAATGTATTATATGTTATCTTTCAATTCTGACGAAAATATTATTACTTATTGGGATGAACCAACGATTACAATGGATTATGAAAATCATGAATTGCATGATGTGATTTCTAAAAATTGGAAGGAAAATAAGATTCCTACGATTGTATTGTCTAGTGCTACTATGCCGTCTGAAAATGAAATTCAGAGTGTCTATAATGATTATCTACGAAAATTTGAAAATGCAGAAATTCATACAATATCTAGTCATGACTGTAAAAAATCAATTCCTCTTTTGAATAAAGATGGTTACTGTGACCTACCTCATTATTTATATAAGGATTATATGAAATTGTTACAATGTATTAATCATTGCAATAATAATAAAACATTACTACGTTATTTCGATTTAAGAGAAATCGTACGTTTTATAGAATACACAAATGAACATATAAATTTACCAGATACTATCAAGTTGAATACATATTTTGAGAATATTTCGAATATAACTATGAATAAAGTAAAAGAGTATTATTTGGAATTACTTTCATATATAGACGAGAATGATTGGAATAAGATATATGAATATATGATTTCAACACGTGAAAGTAGAGTTGGTAGTCCAATAATAGAAAAAATGAATAGTTTAGATTCTTATAATAAACCTAAACCTGGTTCTGATTTAAAGAAAGTAAATAGTGTATTTAGTACAACAAATAATACTAATAATAAAAAAACTACTGGAGGTGTATTGGCTACAACCAAAGATGCATATACATTCACCGACGGACCTACTATTTATTTAACTGATGAAATTGATAAGATAGGGCAATTTTACATTCAACAAACAAAAATTCCAACTAGTATTTTTGAAAAGATTATGGAGAATATAAATAAAAATGGTGACTTAATAACTAAGATTGAAAGTTTAGAATCAATGATTGAACATAAAGAATCCAAAGTTAATGATGATAATAAAGTAGTTTCTGCAAGGGAAAGTGGAAGATTATCAAAAGAATCTGAAAATTGGACACGAGAAATTACAAGATTACGTAAAGAAATTAAAGTAGTATCTTTAGATCCGTTGTACGTGCCAAATACAATTCCTCATCAGAATATTTGGGCTCCTGATGGAGAAATAGTAGAAAATGCGTTTATATCTGATATTGGTGAAGAAAACACCAAACGTATTATGAATTTGAATATTGAGACTAAATACAAAGTACTTATGCTACTAGGTATAGGCACCTTCAAATTTCATGAAAATAAAGAATATATGGAAATTATGAAACAACTAGCAGATAATCAAAAGCTATATATGATAATTGCTAGTACTGATTATATTTACGGCACAAATTACCAGTTTTGTCATGGATTTATTGGAAAAGATTTATCAAATGTATCACAACAAAAAATATATCAGTCGATGGGACGTGTTGGACGTAATAACATACAGCAAGATTATACAATTCGTTTTCGAGATAATGATATGATTAAATCATTATTTATTAAGCCTACAAATAACTTGGAAGCAAAAAATATGTCTAGATTATTTAATAGCAATTGATTAGTAGTATAAAATATAATTATATAAACATTTTTTAATGATTATATAATAAAACATGAGTGATAAATATGTTAAGAAACGGAATAAACAAGAGTCATATCGTGATATGTTATGTGTTATGCGTAACCAAATACGCAAAATGGATTCTATTATTCAATATCAATCAAGAGAAATAGAACGTTTAGAAGACAATATTAGTGAGTTAAAAAATATAATAGGCAAGCAAAAAAAACGAAATCAAGATTACATAGATGCAAATCATATTGAACAACCTCATACAAATGTATATGATAGCTCTGATGACATTAGCATAACATCACAGGATTCTATTAGTAGTCAAACTATGATAATAAATGAATTAGGAGGTACTGTTAAAAAAATATATATTCAACACGCAAATTAAAGAGCATTCTTATAATTTACTACATATGGGTTTTCCTTCAACTGAGAAGTAACATCCCAGTCATTTCTCTGAGCATCTACATTTGAAGGTAATTTATTATGATTACCAGCAACTCTTCCCATATTAGATACATCAGGAGATAAATATGGCATATTTCCTACAACTTCTCTGTTATTCTTTAACTTTTCATCTCTAGTTCTTTCACGCATATTTATGTCTGAATTTAACAATGACATATTTCCTTTTGTTAAACGCCCATCAATGGTACTAGATTTAATATCGTTATTTCTTTGATTTTTAATAGACTCATATGATTTCAATTCACGACGTCCATCAGTTGCACCTACACCACCAGTATAATAAAAATCACCTGTTTCATTACGTGTTGTATATGCAACCTGATGATCTGTAACTTGATAAGCACCCCCATTCTGATTTGCATTTACATTAAGATGGTTTTTAGAGTTTTCAGTAGTTTCACGGATGGTTGTGCCTGGTCTGTCAGCAGGATTAAATATATATGAGTTTGGTACAGTAGTTCCGGCATTTTGATATGGTCTCAATGACCCTATAACATTTTCTTTTCTAGATGGTCTTAATGCATCAAGTAATGGAGCAATAGCTGCTCCTAAACCACCACTTACCATACCAAAATAACCATCTTGTTTATTAGATGTTCTGTTATTAGGATATGCCATTTTCGATTTGATTCCATAATCAGCGTTAGTTGCATGATTACGATTATTTGCATTTGCAACACCTAATGGTACTGCACCTAGTTGTTGATTATGTGATGGCATGTATTCACCAGGTACATATGTTGCATCTTGGTGTGCTCCAGCAACACCTGTATAAGAAGATGTAGTTTCAGGTCTAGTTACATATCTATCAATAGGAATAGAATGTAAGGTTTGACCTTTTTCTACACCAGTTGTTGTCATATAACGATCTTCAGTCATTTCAAAGTCTCTATCTGGACGATTTTTTTCCATAACACCCATTTGTTCTCTTGTTGCAATATTTTTAATAGAACTGTTTGCAGGCCCTTCGTGACCTATTAAAGATATACCGCCTGCTTTAGGGTTTGTTGCTACACGTAAATCATCTGCTGTTTTGGGCATCCAGCTTTCGCGTTGCATCATACCTGAATTAAATCCACCGCTACCTTCATTTGTATATCCAAGACCGAGTCCTGGTGCTACTCTTTCCTCCTCGAATGGTTTTACATTTGCCATTCTCATACTAGGATTTACACGTGATTGATAAAAATCACTTTGGTTAGGGGCTCCATGTGCATATTGCACATTCTCATCAGGTTTAAAAAGGGGTGACTGTTCTTTTTTTGTTATAAATTGTGATCCTGATCCAGTATAACTATCTATTATTCCCTCATTTGTATTTGCGTTACTCTTCATTGTTCTCAAATTACTTCCAAAAAATGGTACCATATTGTTATGTTGAAAGTAATCACTACCTACCTTTTCACCAGTTAAAGACATGAATTCTGGTTGTTCCACACCATCTGTAGTTTCTTTATTTTCTCTAGAATTAAAATATTTATCTGTGTATGCTCCATTATTATCATAACGATTTACTCTAGATAAAGAAGAGGTTCTATCTAATTCACTTGAGATTACAGGCTCTTCTGACGGATAATTTCTATCAGGTATATTTGTATTGGGTAAAGTATTAGTAGTAAAAGATTCATTTACAGGTTCTTCATTATTATTTTGTTTAGATGCAACATATAATAATCCTAATGCTACTCCTGGTATTGCTAATTCCATTATAATATATAATATAATATTACATATTATAAATTTGCGTATTTATTGTATTGATGAACCTTGGCAGCTATTTTCATTTCCAGCAATACAGATTGTTGGACCAGATAAATAGTAATTATTATTTCCAACAACTGGAATTTTTGGTTCAAAGTTATCCTTTTCTAAAATACGTGTTTGAACATTACAATCAAACTTTCTTTCTAAATCATTTTGTGGATTTAAAATAGGACTTTCCCATCTAGAATGTTCTAAATCTTTATATGTCCATGCTGGATGGCTAGCTCTAGATTCTTCGGTCTTAGGTAATTCTGTTCTATAAGACTTAGCATAACTATTCACACTATGCTTCTTGTAATTATTTTTATCAGTCAAGTCACGATTATAGTTTCTAGTAAGACCATATAAATCACTTTCTAAATTAACATAATTAGTTTGAAGATTTGCGCCCCACTTTTGTAATCTAATATGAGGATCTTCATTAAAAGGTAAATCCATACCAGGTCCAGGTGTATTTAAAAAATATCGACCATGGTATGTACTTTCTTCTAGCTGTTTTTTTATGCGGTTAGGATCATCATGAAATCTTGTAAAAGACATTAATAAATTAATATATAATGACAAAAAAAAAGTTTAAAAAGTCTTAAACAAACAGTTCATATGACCACTCTTCCTAAATTATGCCTGAATATGATAGTTAAAAATGAATCTCATATAATTGCAAATAAACTCGATAAGCTGTTAAAAAAAATACAAATAGATTATTATGTAATATGTGATACAGGTTCAAATGATAATACAAAAGGCATTATAAAAGCTTTTTTTGATGAAAAAAATATTCAAGGTGAAATATTTGACCATATATGGAAAGACTTTGGTACAAATAGATCATTAGCTTTGGAATCTGCATTTGGGAAATCTCAATATATTTTATTATTTGATGCTGATGATGAAATAGAAGGTACTATACTAATTCCGGAGGATCTGAATAAATATGATAAATATAATTTGAAAATAGGTGAGTCATTTGCATATTATCGTCCTCTTCTATTAAATAATCAAAAAAAGTGGTATTTTGTAGGAGTATTGCACGAATATCTAAGTACAAATGAGAAACACATTAGAGAGGCAAACTTAGAAGGAAACTATTTCATAAATTCTTGTCGTGAAGGTAATAGGAATAAAGATAAAAATAAATATTTAAAAGATGCAAAAATATTAGAAAAAGCATTTGAAGACGTGAAAAACACAAATGAATATCTAGCAAATCGTTATATATTTTACTGTGCTCAAAGTTATAAAGATGCTGGTAATAATTATCATAAACAAGCTATTGAATGGTATTCTAAATTTCTAACGACTAACGCATGGCATCAAGAAAAATATTATGCATGCTTAATGTTAGGTGATTTATATGAAGATAAGTTTGAAAAAATACGTTATTATATGAAATCTATAGAATATGATAAAGAACGTATTGAAGGCATGATATTTGCTTGTAAATTAGCATCTGAATCTGGTTTATACAGTATGGTTATTATGATATATGACAAGTATAAAAATAATAAAAAACCTATTTCTAATAAACTTTTTTTATTTTCTAATCTTTACAATGACCATCTTCTGTTTTATGCCAGTATTAGTCATTATTATTTAAATAACATAGTTACAAGTTATAATATAATTAAAACAATTATTGATAATAACAAAGTAGATGATTATATGTTAGAACAGACTTATAAGAATTTACTATTTTATAAAACATCACTCAAAAATGATAATACAATAAATTTGTTTTATTCACTTAATACATATATTCATGCAAAGCATAAAGATTCACAAGTTATATGCAAAGAATTATTAACATTATGGGAACTTTTATTTGATTTGAATAGACATATATTCACAAAACCAATAGATTATTCTTTTCATAATTCTTCTTCACCTAGCATTGTATTAACTTTTACGACGTGTAAAAGATTGGATCTTTTCAAACAAACCGTATATAGTTTATTAAATCATATTACAGACTTAGAAGATATACATTATTGGTTATGTGTTGATGATAATTCAAGTGATGAAGATAGAAAAGAAATGAAATCTCTATTTCCATGGATTGATTATTATATGAAATCACCTAATGAAAAAGGTCATCGTAAAAGTATGAATATTATTTATGATAAACTAGTAAAATTAAATCCTAAATATTGGCTGCATTTAGAAGACGATTTCTTATTTTTTAATAATTTAAGCATTATGGATACAATCAACAAGCTTGAACTATTAAAAGAAGATAATGTAAAACAAATCCTTTTCAATATAAATTATGCGGAAGTAATTAACGATTATTCAATCAAAGGAGAACTAAAAACAAACATAGACAATGTTGTTATACATAATCATAAATCTGGAAATTATAATTACAGAAATTGTCATTATTGGCCTTATTATAGCTTTCGTCCATCTATAACTTTATTCGATAGTATAAAATCTATTGGTAATTTTGATACCAATAATCAGTTTTTTGAAATGGACTATGCTAGTAATTTCATGAAAAAAGGTTATAAATCCGCTTTTTTAAATCAAATAAATCATATACATATTGGTAAATTAACTTCACAAGTAAATTCAGAAATAAAAAATGCTTATGCTTTGAACGATGAAAAACAATTTGCTAATAATTCAATGCATATAAAAATTGTAAATCTTGAAAGAAGACCAGATCGAAAAGAAAATATAAACAATCTATTTAATAATGAAAATATACATTCTTGGAATTTTTATAAAGCAGTTGATGGTAATAAAATAGAATTAGATTTAACTACTGCAAAATTATTCCATGGAAATGATTTTGGTAGTAGGAAAGGTGTAATAGGATGTGCATTATCACATTATTATATTTGGAAAGAATTGTTACAGGACACAGATAATAATTTTTATGTTATATTTGAAGATGATATTGAAATATGCAACAACTTTCAAAAACGATTATATAGTTTAAATCAAGAAATGAATGATAGAGAATATTTATTACTAGGTTATTCCATGTTCGATAAACTAAGAAAACAAAACTCTAGTTTATACGATAATAAAAACGATAC